AATGGGTGATCCAGTTACTACAGGAATGATGATTGGCGCTGCTGGTGGTGCGCTAACGAATAGTAAAAACCCACTTCAGGGGGCTATGCTAGGTGGTGCTATGGGTGCTGCTGGTGGCTCTTTCTATGGTGGCGCTTCTGGAGTTGGCGCTGGAACTGGCGGTGGTTTTGCTGGTGGTGGATATGGAAGTATTGGAACAGCCCCTTCAATTGGCGAAATGGCATCTGGTGGAATCTCGCAAATAGGCTCAGATATTAGTGGCTTGGGCGGTTGGATGAATAAAAACCCATTATTGACTCAAGCAGGTATGGGTTTGGCTCAACAAGCATTTGCTCCAGAAAAACCTTTGCCAATGGCTCAACCGGGTCAAGTAAGTCGCGGTCAGATTCAACCTACTGATTACATGAGTCTGTTAAATCCACAGCAGCAGACAGTTATTCGTCCTGCAACTCCTTCGCTTATATAGGTGATGTATGGCTATTTCTGATTATATTCCTAACGTTTTTGGAACTAATCCTTCTGGCATGGAAGGACTGTTAGGCTCTGAACAGGCTCAACAATTAGGCAAACAATCCAATATTGCTGGATTGCTAGGTGCTGCTGCTGCATTATCTCAAGGCATGAGTTCACAAGGTTATAGACGTTCTGGCCTACAAAATATACTTTCTGCTCTTGGTGCTGGATATGGTGCTTCTGGTCAAGCATATCAACAAGGAATACAAAATCTATCTTCTCAACAGCAAATATTAGCAAATCAGCAAAAACAAGCTGCATTTGAAGCTGCTGCTAAAAAATACCCTGATTTAGCTCCTTTGGCTCGTCTTGACCCGGGTAAATTTGTTGAAATGGTTACTCAACTTGAAAAACAAAAGCCAATTACTGAGGCATATAGAAAAGCAGGAATAGAGGAGCCACAACAGCAGCAAGTTTCTCCAGAAATGGCTCCATATCTTGTTAGTGCTACTCCTGAAGTTAAGGTAACTCCTTCAGCGCAACCACTCCCTAGCACTGGCGATCAGCAAATGATGCAAGGAAATGCTGTTGTTACTGCGCCTGTTCCTACTGAAGCAGGTTATCAACCATTGCCGCAGCAACAAGTTGTTAATCCAATGGAAACAAAACTTAGCAAGCAAAAAGAAACATTGCTAAATGCTAATGCTTATCTTAATCAAATTGGTACTAAAGAAGCAAATGATGAAATTATTAACAATTTAAAATCTATAGAAGGAATTGATAAGCAGCTTGATAGATTAACTGTTAGTGGCTTTGATTTCAATGCAATTAAGAAAGATTTGCCATCAGAATATCATGCTCGTGTTGATGCTTTAAAGCAACTTGCATCTAAAGGTGCTATTTCTGGAAATGAATTGCGTTCTGGACTTAATGAAATTGCTAATGCTGCACAACTTAAGAGTTCTGATATTCAAGAATATAATTTTGCTGTTAAGCAAGGATTTAAAGGATCATTGCAAGATTGGCTGCGTCAAATTAAGCCACTTGGCGCAACAAACATAATGGTTGGTGATAAAGTTCTTGCTGGTGAACGCGCAAAAGCTCAATCTAAAGCTGAAGAAAATGCAATTAATGCTCAAAACTCAGCATCTGATGTTAGGGCAATTGTTGATATTCTTAAACCTTATCGTGGTGGTGCTTGGCAAGATTTTGCAGGTCAGGTTGGTGCTTATTTGCCGGGTACTAAACTTGAGCAATTGGCAACTGCCAAACAAACAGCAGAAGCTATTAGGTCAAAATTAGCTCCTACACTTCGAGTTGAGGGTTCTGGTGCTACTTCTGATTTTGAAACTAAATCTTTCTTAGCAGCTATTCCTTCTTTGTTTAATACTGCACAAGGCCGTGAATTAATGGCAGTTTATGCAGAAAAATTGGCTAATCGTTCTGCTGCTGCTGCTGATATTCGTGCTCAACTTGTTGAACAAGGAACTTATAGCATTAAGAGATTTCAGCAAGAAATGGCTAAGGCTGGACTTAATCAAGTATTTACTGCTGAAGAACTGCAAACTCTTAGAGGGAATCAAGCTGCTCAAGGTGGTGGAGCAAATCTTTCATCTCCAGAGGCTCAAAGGGCTTTTGATAAATATAAGCCGAGGTAAAAATGAATATCCAAGATTTAGAGCAAGCATTAGTTAATGCAGATCAAGCTGGAGATGTTACTAGCGCAAGATTGCTTGCGGCTGAAATATCAAAGATTCAATCTGCTAATGCTCCTAAAGAGGGAACTGTTTTTACAGGCGCTCAAAAACGTATTTCACAGGCTGCTGAAGGCGTTAAAGGTGTTGGTCTAAGGTTAGGCACTGCATTGGGTACTGTAAGTCCTGAAAGGCTTGCAGAGTACGAGCGTCAGGTTGGTATGGAGCGTTCTGTAATGTCTCCTACTTACCAAGCAACAACTCCTACAGGTGGTGCTGAGATTGTTGGCTCTACGGCAACAGATATTCTTGCATCATTGGGTGGTGGTGGTTTGCTAAAGACTGCCGGTTTTCCTGCTGGCGTATTTATGCCTAAAACTGTGCCTCAAGCTGCTAGTGCTGGATCGGCTTATTCTTTGACAACTCCTAGTGAAACAACTAGCGAAATGCTTACCAAAGCAGGTGTAGCGGCTCCTATGGCTGGTCTTACACAGTTTGGTTTGCGTCAAGTAGGACTTGCTCCACAATTGGAATCTAATTTAACTCCACAACAACAAGAAGTAGGTCGCCGTGCTTTGGCTGAAGGTTTCCAGCTTGATCCTACTCAGATTACAGGTATTGGGCAAGGACTTAAAGAAGGAATTAAAAGTAATGTGCCTATTGCTAGACGCGCATTTACTAGCCTTGAAGAAGCTAATCAAGCACAGACTAACAATATTGCTAAGAATCTTGTAAAAATTCCTCAATCTGCTGATTTGACTGCTGAATCTATGGAAACAGCATTTAAATCTGCATTGAATAATTATCAAGTTCTTAAGAATGTGCCGTCTGTTCAAGGTAATCAAACATTCCTTAAAGAAATTAACGATCAGTTATCAAAACTTAACAAAATTGTTCCTGAGCAACGAACAGCAGATGATAAAAAGGCAATTAGAGTTCTAAATGCTTATAAGGATTTTGCTACAAAACCTATTAGTGGTGAAGAAGCATTTATTCGTTCTAAAGCTATTGGCGATAATTTGTTTAAGGCGCAACGAGAAGGTTCAGGAAATGCTGTAGAAGCGTTTAAAACACTTCGTAAATCGTTTGAAAGCTCTATTGAAGATTACCTTGCAAGTCCTGCAAACTTAATGCGGTCTAATGGCAAAACTATCCTAGATCAATTTAAGGAAGGTCGTCAGACGCTTTCTAACTGGTACACGGTTGATAAGGCATTTAATCGTGATACAGGCAATGTAAGTGCAAATAAGCTGTCTAGTGAATTTGCTAAGAAGCCGGGATATGGCACTAAAGGAACTCCAGAAGAAACTGCTGCAATGTTTGGAGGTGCTTTTCCTCGTGCGTTCCCATCTAGTGGAACAGCAGAGCGTTTATCATTTAGCGATATTGCAGAATTAGCTGGATTGGCTACTGCTCCATTTACTTATGCTGCAACATCAAAACCAGTAAGAAATATTCTTGCTCAAAGATATTTAGGCGCTAAACCAGAGGGTGTTATTGGTAACATTTATGGCGGAATTTCTACTGCTGGTAGTTATCTTCCTGAGCCTGCTAGAACTGCATTTGGTAGAGCTTTAATGGCTGCTCAACAGCAAGAACTTAGTCAACAATTGGCTCCGGTTATTCCGGGATTGATAGGACAGTAATCATGGCAAAGAATAAAGTTAGCGAATGGTCGTCAACAGCGTCAAATAATACCGATATTGGCGGTATTAACATCGCTGAAGGTTGCGCTCCATCTGGTATCAATAATGCTATCCGTGAGCTTATGGCTCAGGTTAAGGATATGCAGACTGGATCAGACTCAGACAATCTGGTAGTTGGTGGAGCATTTACTTGTTCTGGTGCTGCTGTATTTAGTTCTACAGTTGCTCTGGGTTCATCTGCTACAGCATCAACTCAATCTGCTGGAGATAACTCTACTAAAGTAGCTACAACTGCTTATGTTGATAGAAATATAACTCTTTCTAACTGGACTATTATTGAATCTGGTGGAGTTTTGTACTTTAAAACTGGTGGCGTTAATAAGATGAAAATTGACGCTTCTGGTAATTTGACTGTTGCTGGCAATGTAACTGCTTACGGTACGGTGTAATAATGGCAATTCCAACGTCAGGCATATTAGCTTTAACTGATTTACAAACAGAGTTTGGCGGCTCTAATCCTATTGGTATTAATGAATACTATAAAGGTGGTGGTCTTGTTCCAAATTCTTCAGTAAACGCCAATGTTCCTACATCTGGCGCTATTTCTTTAAGTAATTTTTATGGCGCTCAAAACAGAAATACTATTTCAATAACAATTTCATCTAATACTAATAATTATAATGTTTATTCAAATAGAGGAGCATCATATATTGCTGGCATTAGTGACATAGTTGTTACTATTAATAGCGGTGTAGTTATTGGCAGTTCTTCTACTGGTTCTCCAGCATTTACCGTTTCTGGATTTGCTTCTGGAGATACTGTATCAATAATTAATAACGGAACTATTGTTGGTAAAGGTGGAGATGGTGGCGCTGGTGGAACTCCAACATCTCAAACTTCTGGTTCAAATAGTCCTGCACTTGGTTATGGTGTTGCAGGGTCAAATGGTGGAGATGCTTTATCAATATCATTTGCTACAAGCATAACAAATAATGGAATTATTGCTGGAGGCGGTGGTGGTGGTGGTGGTGGTGCTGGTGGTAGGTCTATGGTAAACCTAAATGTTGCACTTTTTGGCGGCGGTGGTGGTGGTGGTGGCGCTGGAGCAGGAAGTGGAGCCGCTGGAGGTACTCCAGTTCAAACCCCCAAATCAAACGGAACTAATGGTAGCAATGGATCATCTACATCTGAAGGTGCTGGTGGTATAGGTGGGTCAGTATCTGGTTATAGTGGCAAAGCAGGTGATGGTGGTGCTGGTGGTGGAATGGGTCAATCTGGATCATCAGGACAAGCATCAACTTCTATGTATACTAATCCAAGCACTAGCGGAGGCTCTGCTGGTAATTATGTTACAGGTAACTCAAATGTTACTTGGGTTTCTAATGGAACTAGACTTGGTGGGGCATCTTAATCATGGAAAAGATTGAACTTACAGATGAGCAAATTGAGCATATAGCAGAACGAGCCGCTGAAGTTGCTTTCGAGAAAATATACGCTGAGGTAGGTAAGTCAGTTATCAAAAGAATATTCTGGATAGTTGGTGCTGGTGCATTGGCTATTCTGTTCTGGTTATCTGGTAATGGTCATGTTCCAAAGGTGTAAGAAATTGATCCTATTACCATAGCAGCAGCATTTAAAGCCGCCACGACTGCAATTGATTTATGCAAGCGTGGCGTTGCTTTATATAAAGAGATAAAAAATACAGCCGGTGACGTATCTGGCGTATTAAAAGATTTAAAAGACCAGTATCACAAGATAGTTAAGCCTAGTCCTGAGCAGACTAAGCAGTATAACGATGAAGTTAAACGAGTCAATGAGATTGCAAAGACTCATCCTCAAGACGCAATAAATAGCATCTGGGATCATCTAGGTACATTTATTGACGAATATGACAAGATAGCCAAGGCGTTTATTGAGGAAGAAGCAAACGCTAAGAAGCTATACAAAGGCGAAGAATCGCTGGCTAGAAGGGCTTTAAGGCGTATCCAGATTCGTACTCAGCTAGACGCAGCATTAACAGAAGTTCGGGAATTAATGGTCTATCACTCTCCTCCAGAGCTATCAGATGTATATACGCGATGGGAGGAAATGTATAAAAAGATTGTTGAAGAACAGAATATTGCTTTATCTGAAGAAATAAGAAAGACGCAGATTGTATTATGGCAACGTCGAAAAGCAATAAATCGTCTAAAGGCTCTGGGAGTGTGGCTTGGGGCAATAGCGTTCGTCCTAGCGTGGATGTGGGGTCTGGTGTATCTCATAAGGACGAGTCAGACATACCAACAATCATTGTTATTTGTATTGCAATAATGGCATTGGTATTGGTGCTAGTAATACCTGCAATGGCTATTATTTATGTTGATATGAATAATGCAACAAATGCAGCGATTGTAGAGATTCGTAAGATGCGTGAATTAAGGGCTAAGTTGTTAATTGAAACTCAGGGGGAATAATGTTACCTATCGTTGCGGGTATCGTTTCAAATCTAATCAATAACGGTATGCACAAAGTAGCAGATCAGGTTATTGAGAAAGGCGTTGACGCAGTTCAGGACAAGTTAGGCATTGAGCTAAAGCCAGAAGGTGAAGCTACTCCAGAATATAACGCCAAACTTCAGGCAGAGGCTAACCGTCATGCTGAGTTTATGGCTGAGTTAGATGAAAAGTCTACGCAACGTGCAACGGAAATGTATATGGCTGACCCTGAAACTCGTAAGTTTAGCCATCGTTATGCTTGGTTTATTACTGTTACTTCATTCTTATATTTTGCTGCTGTTTCTTTTGCTCCTATTGACAATCATAACCGTGATTTTGTGAACATTATTCTCGGCTTTCTTATTGGTACTGCCGTGAATAGCTTGATTCGCTTCTATTATGGTTCTTCTGGCAAGGCTCAGGAAGATGTTGATAAGAAGAT